GTAATGTGTAACCCTAGTTATTTGTCCTACCTTTGCTTCATTTTCATCTTCTAGGTCTTCAAAAGAATCCCAGTTTGTAATCCGGTTAATTCCCCGGTTTGATTTATACTCAGGCAGTAAATTTTTTCTATTTGTAGAAGATCCGACTCCGTCAAAGATAACATATACTCCGGTAGGTTGTACCAGTTGTATCAAAGATCCTAAAGATCTAATAAATCCTGCTAAACCGCCAATGTGTGCTCCATCGGGATTTAACATGTTAATGGTTGCAAAGTTTCTAAAGAATAAATTTAGTCCGTCTATAATTAATACCCGGGAGTGAAAAGTTTCTTGTGTCTGTACCTGTATGTCTTCTTTTGTTATATTATTCAATAAAGATTGAAAGTCGGCTCTCATAGGTTTAATATATGAAAAAAGCCCTTGACGGGCAAGGGCTATTTAAGGTTTATTTTTTAAACTTAGCTACCTTAGTTTTTAGTTCTACCTTTATATCCTGCATACCATCCTGCATCTACGTTGTAGATATCTGATATTGATTTCAGTATTTTAACATGGGGGGTGTTCATAAGTGCATACTCACCTCCCATAGATCCCCTGTCTGTTCCAACTATAAAATCAAAATTTTCAATTTTGACAGGTTTACCTTTCTCGTTAACTGCTCTAGAGATTACTATTGTACTCTCGTATTCTCCTGCTCCTCCCAGAGCTGCAAAATTATACGATTCTTCATTAAACTGATATTCTGCAACTGTTTCAAGTTCTAATGCGTTTTCTTCTAGGTAATCTGCTAATTCCTTTTCACTAATTCCGCTAACCTGTGGATCGTTATCTATCATCCACATCACAGCATCAACCGGTAAAGTACTTATTCCACCTCCGACTGCTCCGCTGGCTTCTAGTTCTTGCTCAGCGTTAGGGCTGTCTAAGTCTACACCCCAGTATTGTTTTGCAGCAGCTTTAAGGTATTCTCTTCCCGTACTAAACAGAGCTTCTACTATTGGCATTCTTGAATTAGTAGTAACTTAAATCAAAATTATCCATGTTTTACTTTAGTTATAAATAGATCTTAATATACAAAAAAAGCCCCTGTAAAACAAGGGCTCTTTCTTGAAAAACTTTAATTTTATTCTGGTTCGTTTTCGTAGTAACTAGGAGTTACGTCTTCGTAAGCTTCTTCAACTACTGTAAAGTCTCCTCCGCCTAGGATTGCTGACCATTCTTTGGAATGACTATCCTTATACGTTTTCAAATCTTTTTCAGTATCTTCAATAAAGCCGTGAGGGGTCATGATAATTCTTCCCCGGGTTGTAATTCCGTTGATATGATTTTTATCAATCTGAATGTTTGTACGCTTGGCAAATTCTATATGCTTTCCGTCCTTGATAGCCTTAATCTTAGAAGTACCTGCATTCATAATGTTTCCAAACGTTACTACAAAAGTAGCATCATACCACATTGCAAATCCACCCTTGTTCATTAACTTAGGCTGTCCCATTGGCGATTCTGGTTTCTGGGTCCATACTTTATTAACTACTACTAAGGTGTTGGTAAAAGGTGATGATTCTTTTCTAGACATTACAATCTTCTGATTAACTCCATTACCAAATTGTGTAGACATTGCTCCGGCATTCCATTCGTTATTATTTTTGTTGGAACGTACTGAAAGTTCACAAGGTACTGATCCGATAGAATCCCAGAGGAATAACAAATCGTAAGGTAGATTGCCTTTCTTCTGCTCATCAATCAAATCAAGAATAAACCCGGCTACATCTTCAATAGTATTTAAAGTTTCTCTATCAACGTAAATAAACTGTCCGCTGTAATCGGTAACCTCCCCGGTTTCTTTATCGGTAACCTGGTCTACTTGCAATCCCATTTGTATGGCATGCTCCCAGTTCCATTTCATCTCAGTGATGATAAAGACCGGCAATACACCTGCTTTCTGTGCAGAGACTGCTGCCTCTAGCAATGCTGTTGTTTTTCCGGTATCAGAATGACCTCTTAACATTACTATATGACCCATAGGAATACCGGGAATGGATGTTACCTCCTGAAAGGCAGGAGATAACGGAATCCATTTTTGGTCCTTAAAACGGACATTGCTTTTTAACAGTTTCTTCTCTTTAAACTTATCTAAAGAAAAGCCTCTCTTGAGTTCAGCAGATACGGCCTCTGTTAGTGATGCGTTTTTCTTAGCCATAACTCAATTAGAAAGGTAAATCGGTACTGTCGTCTGAGAATATAGAATCGAATTTATCTGCTTTTGATTCTACTTTTTTACCTTGTGTTTCTAGGCTAAACTTATTATCGTTTTTCTTCCAGGGTAAATCTTCTGTAGCAGGTGCTGTTGGTTCATCATCAAAGCTAGCAGCAGGTTCAGATGTAATGCTATCTTCCTGTTCTTCAGGCATCAACCATTTTTGCAATACTGATTTCATGTCATCAAAAGACATTCTAGAGAAAGCAGTCAAAGGGTCTGGCTGTTCTTCTAAAAGCTGCTTTACCAAAGCTGAATCTTCTGACAAAGGAGATTCTTTAGTTCTAGCACGTACGGTTGTTTTGTTAAAGCCGGTACCGGTAACGTCTGAACCTACGGTAGTGAGGTTTAAATCACGTCCGGATACAATATCAGTGTAATCTCCGATATCTTCATCTTCTACCATAGATAATAACTCCATGTAGATTTCTTTACCAAAACCCCAAAGTTTAACACCTTCAGATTCTTCACCACGTACAATGATAGGTACAAATACCCTCATTTTAGGATCTAGTTTTCTTGCCAAACGCCAATTTTCCTTGTCTTTGGTTTGACGTAACTGCTTACCAAATTCTACGATAGGATCTTTTTCACCCCAGTTTGTTGGTGAGATAATAGGGTTTTTGTCAATACCGTAGTGGAAATAAAGTTCTGAAAAAGGATTTGACTTGTTGTACTTTGAAGGTACAATACGAATGGTCTGTTTACCTACTGTAGGTTTCCAGAAAACATTTTTACGACTTTCACCGGTCGGGCGGTTGTTCTGAGTTTGCAAGGCTTCAAGCTTCTTGCGAATTGAATTAACGTCCATAACTTTTTTTACTTAATTTATGATAACTTTTGTTTTTATGCAACTTATACTTCTACAATTTTGTAGATTTTTGTACGTAACAGTTTTAATTCTTGCTGCTGTGTCAGTAAGATGGTATTTTTGTAATGCTGCCAGTCAATCTTATACCGGGTATCTACTACTCCGTTATTTAAGGTTTTGATCAACTCATTTAAAGCATTGATTGTGTACAGTGTGTTTGATTCTTTTTTACGATGTACCAGTATGGTGTTTGTTGGTATTTCGTTGATATTTACTTGGTCTACATTGTAAGTACAAACGTATTCGTCGTTACTTTTAACATGTAGTATAAAGATTTTATTATACAGTATAACATACTCTGCAGTGATTTCATTTATAAAATCATCGATTGCATTGTAAGGTACGAATGTACATAGTAGTTTATTTTGCACGTCTCCCGGGTTTATGATATCTCTATCATAAATATCATAGGGATTGTAGAGCATTGTAGTCTGTGCCATAACTTATTTTAACTTTTAATTTATTCTGTTCAAAAATATCAACTATCTTGGTTAGCTTTTCTTTCTCTTCTTTACGGATATCGAGTAAAATTGCGTCGTAAGTATACAAAACAACCTTGCTTTCTCCTCCATTCATAATATACAAAATTTCCTTAAGTAAGGCAACATTATTGTAAGTTTCCCAATGCTGAATAATATAATTAAACAGTTTTTGAGGGTTCATATTAGGTAATTCATCTTTACTAAATACTTTTCCGGTCTCTACTACCGTGTATTTACCTGTTGCTTCAAAGGTCTTCCAGGTCTTTTCAATCAACCAAGAAGTTAGTTGAAAGAATTCAAAGTCTTTATATTGATCGAAGATGTGTCCATATAGCTGTTTAAATACTAAATTTTTTGCTTCTTCTCTATCCATTCCATACTGTTGGGCAAAATCTAGATAAATATCCTGGTTTGGTGATTCGTACCCCACTATCTGTGCAATCAAGGTTGGATGGTAGGCTGTTAGATCGATTTCAACCAGGATATCATTCCTAGGTATAAACACCGACCTACAACCGCTTTCTTTATTTAAAGCTGCAAAGTTTACAGTGTTAAAAGTATTTGAAGGTCTTCCGGTTACTGTGTTTAGATTATATTGTGTAAACACCCAGTTATTATAACGTGATAGAAAGGGTCTCTTTAAGTCAAAATACCTTTCAAAGGCACTATTAACTTTTAAGCCGTTTCTTTCTATAAACCAAAATACATCTGTTAATTCCTGTTCATACTGGTTGGGTTGATACTTCTCTATCAGCTGTTGATATTGTGTGTATAAATCCTCGCAGTTTTCATAATGCTTAACAATCGGTATAATAGCATTCAGGTCTATATCATCGTAATACTTTTGAGTGTAGTAATTTACCGTGTGGTTTGCTTTTTCAAAGTCTACTTTCTGATTTAACAGTATATCGTAGGAATTTTGTGTATAACAAAAATAGTTAAAGTTTTTCCTATCCTTTACAAAAATTTGACCGGTGTATGTTTTCAAGTAATCCTTAACCTGTAGGATATCAAAAGACATAGCTTCCGGATGTGAGAAGTTTATAATGTAGCCTTTATTTCTGTTTATATTCTTAATGTATATTGATAAAGGTGCATATATCCCTGGATGTATCTCTGGGTGTTTGTATATCGGTTCTACGTAGATTTTGTCTCCGACCGTGTACTTAAAGGTTTCAAATTGATCTTGTGTCTCTATTAACCAAAACATAACTTTTTCTAAAGATACGAAAATCTTTTAGAAAAACAACTTATACAGAAAACTCTGTATAGTCGGTTATGTAGAGAGATAATCCTGTGAGGTTCTGCCTTTGTTCTGCTAACGTTACCATGTTGCGGTTTATTTGCGAGATTCTTTCTGGGGTTTCTCCTGCTGTGGTCCAAAATAGTTGAAAAGGAATATACGAAGCCCAGTTGTAGTTTTTATCATTTCCTGCAAATTTATCGTACTGTGGTTTATCTAACTCAACAAATAAAGAGTTATTAGCTCTTTTTACAAAATAACGTATAAAGGAAGGATATTGCGGTACAGGCTTAACGTACTGTGGTTCTAGTAAAGATGTCGGCGGATATTCTTTAGTCTGCGGTAATCTTATCTTATCGTACGGTAGTTTCGAAGCTGTAAAGTCGTATAGTTTTGCTAGAGAAGTTGGTGATATTTTAAAACTATTGTCTTGAGTTCCTACAGGTTTATTGTATGCAGGAGTAAAAACTAATTCCTGCGGTACTCCATCATTGGGATTCTTCCCTGTAAAAACACTTCCATTAGCTAGTATATGGTAAGAACCTTCATAGGAAGTTCCGCTTTTTTTATAAGCTAGTTCGCCTCCGTTTGTGTACTGGTCTGGTATTATTTTACTCTTAGGAAAATACATATTAACTTACTCCTACCAAAGTTTTAATTTTTAAACCTCCTTGATTTGACAAAGACCAAGCTATATCATTCCTCTTTATTTTATAGTTCCCCGCTATCTGTAATCCGGTAGGATCAATCCTTCTGGCTACAAACCATTTTAGTAATGCATCTGCACTTTTATTACCTTTGTTGTAGTAAGCTGTTAGTTCTTTTGAAAAGGCAGAAAACCATCCTGGTCCATTCCAGGTTGCATATATTAAGTTAAAAAGTAATCTACCATCTGATTCTACTATTTTTACTAACTCCGGGTTTGTAAGATATGTTGCTTTAAAGTTTGTATAAGCAGGTTTCATTATACTTGCAGCTAGAGTTAGAAGTTCTGTCTGTAAAGGATCGGGAGGTATATAGTTCCAACTCCACTTAACTGATTTTTGAGCATCGTCAATTTTCTTCCAAAAACTTTTAGAAGATGCTGGTGCAGC